GCGTCCTCAAGTCGTCGTTCGCCGGCAAGGCCCACATGCGCCTGCAGCTGCAGGTCGGCTCGCCGTACTGGGGCCCTTCGACCCCGGACACCGCCCTCCCTGCGGCGATGCGCGTGAACTGGGTCCGCGTCCTCACCCGCGCCTGACCCACCAGACCCCCCGGTGTCGTGGTCACCGGGTGGCCCGCAGCCCCCGTCATCCGTGGCGGGGGCTGCGGTGCATCGACCACACCCCGACCGACCACGAAGGGGAACACACCGTGTCGCTCCGCGCTGCGCTCGACGCCGAGAAGGCCGCCGCCCGCAAGGGCCCACCGTGCAGCTTCGAGGCCATCTTCGCCCGCCTCGACAAGGCTGACGCCGACGCCCTGACCGCGTACCTCGCCGACAGGGAGAACATCACCACCACCGTCATCCTGCGCGCGCTCCAGGCCGAGGGCTTCTCCATCGGCCAGAACACCGTGCAGCGCCACCGCAAGGGCATCTGCACCTGCGGGCGCACGTGAGCCTGTCCGAGAACCTCGCGGCCGAGTACGCCGCGGCGGGCCCCACGCCGCCGGCGCCCAGCCGGGACCGTCCGGACTACACGATCACCTACGACGAGCGCACCGGCCGCCCCTCGACCGTCACCGCAGTCCTGCCAGCACTGCCAGCCGAGGACCAGTGGACCGAGACGCTGCGCGGGTTCGGCGTCCACATCGAGCCCGGCTACCGGGCGGTGCTCGTCGAGGCGAAGACGAACCCGGCCGCGTGGCGGCGCGACCACGCCGACATCGGCAAGCCGCACACGGCCTACTCAACGGTCGCGGTGACGTGCCGGTGGGCGATCGTCGTCGACCAGGTCCAGCAGACCGCCGACGACCTGCTCGAGGCGATCGACCGTTGGAAGTTGCCGCGGACGCCCAAACCAGCGTTGGACTCAGCCGACACCTTCACCGTGGTCTACGCCGACATGCAGATCGGGAAGTGGGAAGCCGCCGGCGGCACCGACCGCACCATCGCCCGCGTCCTCGCACTTACCGACCAGGCCGTCACCGAGTACCGCGCGCTCGCCAAGCGCGGCACCGTCGGCCCGGTCGCGCTGATCTTCCCCGGCGACGGCTGCGAGGGCTTCGTCTCCCAGGGTGGCCGCCTCGTCTGGCGCACCGACCTCGCCGTCACCGAGATGGTCCGCGTCTACCGCCGCCTCCTCGCGCACGCCGTCATGACCTTCGCCAAGCACGCACCCGCCGTCACCGTCGTCGCCGTGGCCGGCAACCACGACGAGGCATCCCGCCAGGTCGCCACCCGCCACGACGACTCCTGGGACATCGACGCAGCTGCCGCCGTCGCCGAACGCCTCGCCGACCAGCCCGAGAAGTTCGGCCACGTCCGCTTCGCGTTCCCCGGCATCGACAAGGACGTCGTCACACTCGACCTCTCCGGCACCATCGTCGCCGTCGCCCACGGCCACCAGTGCCGAGGCGGCGCCGAGAAGTGGTGGGCCGGCCAAGCCCACGGCATGCTCCCCGCCGGCGACGCTGCCCTGCTCCTCACCGGCCACTTCCACAGCCTCCGGATCATCGAGACCGGCTGCCGCACCTGGATCCAGGCACCGAGCCTCGACAACGGCTCCGAGTGGTACGCCCGAGAGACCGGCGAGAACACCCAGGCCGGCCTGCTCACCCTCACCATCGGCCGCGGCGGCTTCGACCGCGTCCGAGTCCTGCGGGAGGCGTCGTGCGCCTCACCCTGACCGCGCTGGGCCGCGTGTGGCTCGATGTCCGAATCCTTGAGACAGACGACGAGGACGATGAGCCGCAGCAGCGCGAGCCGTGGCCCGTCGACTCCCAGGCCGTGCTCACCGACCAGCGCATCGGGTTCCTCGACGACGTCGGCCGCGGCTCGACGTTCCCCTACGAGTGAGCGGCATCGGTGACGAGCTCGCCCTCCTCGCCGGGGGTGCTGACTCCGACGGCTGGGACGCGGTGCTCGCCGTCTACCTCGCCGGGCTCGAGCAGTGGCCCGACCCGTTCCAACCCCGCAAGCCGACGCCCCGCCCCCGCTGATGCCAGCGAGGGGCGGGGCGTTCTCGGCGTCTCAGGACTTCTCGGCCGTGCGTCCCCAGGCTGCGCCGTCCCAGTACCGCAGGCGCTGCGGGTCGTCCGGGTCGTCGTGCCAGCCGACTGCGCGGACCGGGGGCTTCGACTCCGACGGCACGAGGAAGCTGGCGATGATCGCCAGGACGCCGGCCCCGCCGACGACCCACGGCAGCGGCGAGGACGACGCTGCCAAGCCCGCGTAGGCGCCGGCCGCGTTCGAGGCGTTGGCCTGCGACTGCAGCCAGAACGCCGCCGCGATGGCGAGCAGGCCGGCCAGGCGCAGGATGCCGGTGCGGTTCATCTAGTCCCCCTTGAGGTTGGTTGTCGGAAGCGTAGTGATGCCCCGGCGGAGAGGAAGCCACCGGGGCATCAGCGAGTCACGCGATTCGGGGCAGCGCCTCGGCGACCGCCGAGAGCTCGGACGCGGCGACTGCGGTGTACCGCGCTGTCGTCGCGGGCGAGGCGTGGCGCATCAACTTCTGCACCTTGCGCAGGTCCCCAGTGGCGTTGAGCGCCGTCGTGCCGAAGTAGTGCCGCAGCTGGTGGGGAGTGGCAGTGGAGCCGACCGCGCGGAACGCCTGCCGCACGTCGCGCTGCACGGTCTGCGTCGACACGGCCCACTCGGGCGCGGCGAGCACCTCGGCGGCAACCCACTCCGGCACTGGCACCGTCTGCTGATGCCCGCCCTTGCTGTGCGGGATGTCCAGCCACCAGGCGCCGTCCGCCGCGCGGTTGAGGTGCGCGTGCCGCACCCCCGAGACCTCGCAGCAGCGCAGGCCGCAGAAGGCCATGAGCAGCGCGAACATCCGGGTCCGCGGGGGCGCCGCGGCGAGCATCGCCCGCACCTCGGCGACAGGCGCCGGCCGCGGGTCGCCGCTGGGCACCTTGACCGTCGGGAGTTTCGCCGTGGGGTCGGCCTCGACGTGCCCCTCGTCCAACGCCCAGGCGTAGAAGCACCGGACGTAGGACAGGTTCGTGGAGCGCGACGAGGCGTGCTCGTAGCGAGAGAGGAAGGTGGTGAGGTCGGCGCGTGTGATGCCCTGCAAGGGTCCGAACTCTCGCTCCAGCCGCCGCAGCGCGCGGACGCGCGTGACGACGGTGGTAGCAGCTGCCCCCGAGAACTTCATGTGCGCCGCCCACTGCTGGGTGAGTTGCGTCATGCAAGTCACCTCGGCTCATCACGCGGCCACCTTGACGAGGTCTCGCACCGAGCTGAGCCGTGACCGATATTGCATCAACTCGGTATCATTGTGCCTCAACCCCTGGTGATGTAGCGACTCACCAGGGCCGCCCTCTGGTCCCGACAGAGGCCCACCCCACATCAGCCACTCACGGCTCACGCCCGTTGCGAGCGAGATCGACGCGACGATGGAGGCCATCGAGCGCGGCATCGACCCGCGCTCCCATGTGGACCAGGTGGCCGGCTTCTGGCCGGTGCGCTCTGCGGCCTCGTCGATCGTGAGCCCGAGCTGGTGTCGGAGCAGGATCAGGCGTCCCCCGAACGTGTCGGTCGGGACCCACTGCGGTTGAGTGCTCATGCCTACCAAAGTAAGGCATTCCTAGCACGACGCAAGATAGCGCCCACAGAACCACCCGAAATGACTATGGGTGTTGGGTGGACAGGAACCTAGTGAGAGCCTAGGTTCTCCCACATGGAGCCGCAAACCCCCTACACGGGCAGTCAGGTCGCTGCACTCTTCGGAGTCCACGTCTCGACCATCGTCCGCTGGGCCGACGAGGGCAAGATCCCGTCGTTCCGTACCCCTGGCGGCCAGCGCCGCTACCCCCGCCCCGCCATCGACGCTCTGATCGTCGGTGCGGCATGAGCGGGCAGCACCGGGCGTACCACAACCGCCACCTCGCCGACCGCGAGCACGCCGTCTACGTCATCTGGTGCGACGACGAGTGCCTGTACGTCGGCATGACGTCGAACTGGCTGCGCCGGACCAGTAACCACATGCACTACCTCGCCGAGGGCGCGACGCACATCGACGCCTGGCACGTCGGCCCCTCTCGGGCCTACGCCGAGGCCGTCGAGCGGGTCACCATCCGCGACCTCAATCCCCGCGACAACCGGCTGCACAGCCCGCGACTCGAGGAGGCGTCATGACCGACCCCACCCTCGCCCAGGTCCTCGACGGCCACACCGCGCCGATCGACCCCGACTGGATCGGCGTCGCCTGCGAGGAGTGCGCGGTCGTCGTCCCCGCCCCGGACCTGGCGGACCACATGGTCACCGCCCACGGACACGAGGCCGCCGCGAACGAGGCCCGCGTCGAGCTGGCAACGACGCCCGACGGGCACCTGACCGTCGAGGCGTACTGCGGCTCCTGCGGTCACCTCGACGGCTGCCCCGCCTGTCGCGCGATCGGCGACGACATGGCCGCGCTCATCACGTCCCTCGCCGAGACCCTCGGAGTTGGCGAGCCGGTCGACGGCCAGCGCCGCTACCGCGGTGCCGACGAGGCGTTCAGCCCACCCGACAAGGAGGACGGCTCATGAGGCTCTCGCAGATCAACCCGCTCGCGGCCCGAGGCATCGTCCGCGACGTCGACCTCGAGCCCGCCCGCTCCGGTGCCTGGTACGTCATCTCCGAGACGTTCCCCGAGCGCACCGTCGAGGTCCTCGTTGAGGCCGCTCCGTCGCAGCGGGTCCGGACCCGCCAGGCCAAGGCCGACGCCGCCCGCCGGTGGAAGAAGGCGCGCCGCACCGCCATCCGCGAGCTCCGCGCCGCCGCCCGCCTCCGACCGCGGCTCTCCGAGCGCCAGCGCCGCCTCGTCGCCCGACAGGGCACCTAGACCCCGGTCGGCCGTCTTCGCCCCCGAGTCGGCGGCCGACCGGCACCCCCCGAAACGCCAAGACGCCCGGCCACTCCCGCGAAGAAGCACCGGACGTCCAGACACCGAAAGGCTAGCCGATGACCAGCATTGAGGTCCGTCACCTCGCCCTCGACTACGCGGTCCGCTCCGCTCACGACTCCCCGTCCGTCGAGTCCGTGGTCGCCCGGGCGAAGGCCTACGAGACGTACCTGGCGGGTGAGCAGTCCCGGTCGCTCTCAGACACGTGCGACCTGTGCGACCGACCTGCGACCGCGGGTGCGGTCGGCGGGGACCTGCCGTCTGTCGCGTACTGCGGGGGCCACTCGCACCTCCTGTACGCCGACAACCCCCAGACCGGCGACGGGGCGGAGGTGGACTCCCAGGTTGTGGATCGTGCGGATCGCCAGTCTCACGCTCAGCCCGTAGATGAGGACGCCGCCCCGTCGTCGCCCGTGTACGAGTTCGAGTTCACCCCCGCCGCCACCGACGAGTTCATCGCCAGGATCGTCCGGGCGACGGAGGGCTTCGCCATCCGGGCGTCGTTCCTCCGGGCGGGCGGTGCCGCATGAAGCACCTCACCTGGGCTGAACGCTTCCTCCTCGGCGTGATGCTGCTGTTCGCGATCGCCGCCGGCGCGGAGAACACGTGGCTCGGCGTCCTCGGCCTGGCCGCGACGGCTCTGTCGTTCCGTGTGCTGGTGACGGCGGCGCGTCCGGCGGCACCGCCGACCCCTCTGCAGCAGCGTCAGCGTGAGCAGCTGCGTGCGGGGCGGTGGACGCCGTGAGCCTCGCGTCAGTCCACACGGCATCTGCGCTGGTCGTCCGCGCCCTCGGCGATGCCGGTGTGTCCGACGCTGCGAACGTCACCATCGGTGCCCGCTGCGGCGTCCTCGTCCACCCCACGCGCGGCGTCGACACCCGCGACTGGGTGATGGCCGTCAACGTGATCGCCGAGCTGACGGACGGCACGGGGTCGCAGCTGCTGATGGTGGGTCACATCGACGACGTCGCGGTGACGGCCGAGTGGTGCGCGGTCGAGGTGGTCGCATGACCGTCATCGACGAGCCCGGCATCTACGAGGTGCCCGAGGCCGCGTACCACGCCGACCAGAACCTCGCGCCGACCCTGGGCCGCTCCCTGTCGTCGTCGGGCGCGAAGGCTCTGCTCGACTGCCCGGCGCGGTTCGCGTGGCAGCGCGACCACCCGATCTTCAAGGACGCCTTCGACTTCGGCACCGTTGCCCACGCCCGACTCCTCGGGTTCGGCGACGAGGCCATCGTCGTGGTCGATGCCGACTCGTGGCGCACGAAGGCCGCACAGGAGGCGCGCGACGCGGCACGCGAGGACGGCAAGGTCCCGATCCTCGCCGCCGACTCCGAGCGGGCGTGGGCGCTGGTCACCGTCGTCATGGAGCACCCGGTGGCCGGCGCCGCTTTCGCCCGCGACGGCAAGGCCGAGCAGTCGCTCTACTGGATCGACGACGAGACCGGCGTGACGTGCCGGGGTCGCATCGACTGGCTGCTCCCCAACGCCATCGTCGACCTCAAGACGACCATCAACGCCTCGCCGGGGAAGTTCTCGCGCTCCCTCGTCGACTACGGCTACGCGCTGCAGGCCGCCTGGTACCAGCAGGGCTACGAGGCCATCACGGGCGAGCGCCTGCCCTTCGTCCACGTCGTCGTCGAGAAGGAGCCGCCGCACCTCGTGGCGGTCTACCAGGTCGACACCGACGCCCTGGCCTACGGAGCCGAGAAGGCGCGCGACGCCCGGCTCCTGTTCGCCGAGTGCGAGTCGTCCGGCATCTGGCCCGGCTACTCACTCGACATCGAGCTCGTGACGCTGCCCGCCTGGGCGGTGCGGTGATGTCCACTGCCCCGCTGTTCGAAGCCGAGGACACCACTGAGGTGCCGACGCCCGAGGACACCCGCTACACCGAGGCACACCTGCTGCGACTGCTGCGGGCACGGTACGAGCGCGATGGCGGCAACGGCTCGCGCTACGTCTTCGCGACACACGTCCGCAACCGCGCGTCGTTCGACGCGTCCCGCACGTTCGATGCCGTCGCCGTCGACCTCTGGCGATCGAGCGGGCTACTCGTGCACGTCTTCGAGGTCAAGGTCAGTCGCGGCGACTGGCTGCGCGAACTGTCCGACCTCGACAAGTCAGCCGCCGCGATCGACCGAGGTGACACGTTCACCGTCGTCGCCCCCGCCGGAATCGTCCGCATGGACGAGCTGCCCGACGGCTGGGGTCTGTTCGAGTCCCCCCGACCCGGCCTCCTGACGACTCGCCGCGCGCCTCGCGTGCACCGCACGCGGGAGCACTCGCGCGCCATCTACCCCGACATGCCCCGCGACTTCGTCGTCCCGCTGCTGCGCGCCGCTGTGCGAACCGCGCGCGACGGGGCCACATCGACCACTCCCGAGGAGACCACATGACCATCGCCACCACCGAGCGTGAGGGCTTCGCGCCCCGCCAGGTCGCATCCGGCGGCATCACCCAGACGACCGCCGTCGAGCAGTCGCGTGCCGTCGCCGAGGTCCAGGCCGCCGTCGTCGTCGCACAGCAGTGCCCGCGCGACCTCGCCCGCGCCGAGGCCGAGATGGCCGCCGCGTGCGGGCGCCTCGCCCTCGCGAACCGCGCCATCTACCGCGTCACCAACCGCGGCGAGGGGCTGTCCGTCCACCTCGCCCGCGAACTCGCGCGCATCTGGGGGAACGTCGCCTACGGCGTCCACGAGCTGCGCCGCGACGACGAGGCCGGGGTCTCCGAGATCCAGGCCTTCGCGTGGGACGTGCAGGCCAACGTGCGGTCGACGCGCACCTTCCAGGTGCCGCACCAGCGCATGGCCGGCGGCAAGCGCAAGGCGCTCATCGACCTCACCGACGTCTACCTGAACAACCAGAACATCGGCGCGCGCGCCGTCCGCGAGTGCATCTTCACCGTCCTGCCGACGTGGTTCGTCGAGGAGGCAGAGGAGCGCTGCCGTCAGACCCTGCGCGACGGCGATGGGAAGCCGCTGACGCAGCGCATCGAGGAAGCGGTCCACGCCTTCGAGGACAACTTCGGTGTGAAGCAGGCGCAGCTCGAGGACAAGCTCGGGCGCAAGCGCGGCCAGTGGGACGCCGGCAACGTCGCCTCCCTCGTCGTGCTGTTCCAGTCGCTGCAGCGTGGCGACGTCGCGGTGGACGAGGAGTTCCCGCAGGCGCGCGTCACTGCCGCCGACCTCACCGGTGAGCCCGCGGCGGTGGAGTCGTGAGCGACCCGATCCTCGACCGCATCCGCCGGGAGATCCGCCTCGGCATCGACCGGGACAACGACGAGGGGGACCGATGACCGCCGCCATCGCGTTCCTGCTGTTCGCGCTGGTCATCGGTCCCGCTGTTCTGGCTGTCGCGTGCGCGTTGAACGTGCGCGCCGACGACCGGCTCGCCGAATGGGACGACGCCGAAGCCGCGACCGAGTGGAACGCCGAATCCGCACACGACGATCTGAATGGAGCCTGGTGATGACCGCCCCGTGGATCGCTGAGGCCGAGCGAGCCGCCGCCGAGGCGCTGCTCCCCGACATGTGCGAATGGCACGGCATGAACCGCCAGACCGGGTGCGACGACTGTGCCCACCTGACCGCACTGCGGTGGCGCGACGCCGCCGCCGCCGTCGCTGCCGTGGTGCCGATCCTCGCGGAGCACTTCGCGCAGGCGGTGGAGCGCACAGGCTCGCGCACCACCTACATCGGTGTCGGCGCGAGAGACGGCGACTACGTGCGAGTGGAGCACGCCGCCCGCGCCATCCGTGAGGCCGCGACCCCGACCGAAGGAGACACGACGTGACCGCCGACCACGTTCTCAGCTTCATCGCCGGATGGTCCTGCGCCGTGCTCGCCACCGCATACCTGAGGTGGCGCGACGGGAAGGACGAGTCATGACAGACCTGACCCCCGAGGCCCTCGCGGCGCTCGACGCCAAGGCAGCCGCAAGGGGTGAGGTTCGATGACCAGCCTCCCGCCGTTCCCCGTGGACGACTCCACCCTCGACCTGCTTACGACCGCGCTCGACCCCGGACCCGATTCCGAGCGCACCAGCGTCGCCGACCTGCTCAACCTGCTGTCCGAGATGGGCGGCAGCGACACGACCGCCGTCGACTCGATCGAGTGGGGCGATCCCCTCGGCATGGGTGAGTCGGTCGAGATTCACCACATGCGCGACCCGCAGTACACCGAACACGACGTGATCCGGGCTCTGGTGACCGAAGTGCGCCGCCTGCTTGCGGATGTCGAGTCCAAGCGGCGCGCGTTGGCTGAGGTCTTCGCGGCAAACGGCTACCACGCGGTCGAGGACACAGCCACCGATCCGACCGAGGAGCCGACGTGACCGCCAACCCCTGCGCCGGGTGCGGCCACGACCTCGGCGACAACCCGCCCTCCACCCACTGCGGCGACTGCCCGCCGTGGACCTGCCCGACCTGTGGGCACCTCGACTCGCTGGCAGCCCCGTGCGGCTGCTGGGTGTCGTTCGACGGGCTCCCGCTCGCCGACATCAAGGGCCACCTGGCCGCACTCGACCTATCCATGGAGACGCCATGACTAGCGACCACGCCATCAAAGGCGGCGCACCGATCTGCCTTGCCCCCGAGACCGCCGCGTGCCGCGCCAAGTGGGACTGGACCGTGTGTGGCTGCGAGTCCTACACCTACGAAGGCCAGTTGCCGGACGGGCGCTGGGTTCACACCGCTTACGACCCGCTGACCGATGATGACGTGGAGCACGTCTCGGTCGGGCACTACGAAGCCCGCAACTGCAACCTCTGCAACTGGCTCAGCGACGACCTGTCAGGCACCTGCCGCTCAGAGGGCTGGTTCTACGGCTGGCACAACTACGACGAGACGCCGATGCCGGACGGGGTGATCTCCGTCGAGTGGGAGTACGACTACTACTCGTGGGACTACATCGACCCGCGCGTGATCGGTGGGTTCATCGGTCGCGTCGTGGTGGCCCGTTGGGCTGATGACCTTGGACTCGCGTCATGACCGATCTGACCCCCGAGGCCATCGCAGACCTCGACGCCAAGGCAGCCGCAGCAACACCGGGGCCGTGGCGTACTGGTGGCCCATCCGCTCCGATCGAGATATGGGCGAACATTGGAACGTCGTGGAACGCGCATCTCGTGGCGTCTACGGCGACCCGACTCAACCCTGATCCCATCTCACCCGGTGACCCGGAGTTCATCGCTGCTGCCTCGCCGGACGTGGTGCGTGCCCTCATCGCCGCGCTCACCGAGGCGCGGGCCGAGGTGGAGCGGTTGCGGACGTGGCGCGATGCCGGGTGGGACGCCGAGAAGGCTGCGCGCACCGAGCGCGACGCCGCTGAGGCCCGGCTCGCCGCCGTCCGGGCGCTGCACCCACCGGGCGTCGTCTGTGAGACGTGCTACGACATCGCGCCGATGACGTGGCCGTGTCCCACCGTCCGCGCCCTGGGCGGCACCCCGTGACCCGCCCATCCCCGTTGTGGCTGACCGCCGCCGCCGTCCTCGTCGGCTACACAGCGGGTTGGATCTGGGGCGTCGCGTTCCCCCGCTGCCTCGACTCCATCGTCCGCGGCGTCACCACCCGCGCGAGGTGGTGGCTGTGATCTTCGGACGACAGACCAGCCCGCCGCCGTTCGTGCCCACCTGGACCATCGGCTGCGACCACGCCCCGCTCATCAGGGACCAGCGGCAGCGCATCACGGCGCTCGAAGCCGAGAACCGCTCCCTGATCGAGCAGCTTCACGCCAAGGAGGAGCGCCTCGCGCTCTACCGCGACATCGACGAGGCCGCCGACCGCGGCCGCGTCCAGCCCCACGCCCCGCAGTGGGCTCCCGAACCGGAGGACCAGTCATGAGCAAGGCACCCGGCACCACCGTCCTGCGCCAGATCGAGAACGGCCTCACCGTCCAGGTCATCGAAGTCGAGACCGACTGGACCCCCGAGGAGATCGACGCCCTCGCCACCGAAGAGGGCTACGCCCGCACCGACGACGGCACCTACCGCTACCTCACCGAGGGCGCACACCTCGCCATCGTCACCCCCGAGGACACCGGTCCGCTCGACACCGACCCGGACGGCCCCGAGCCCGACGACGACAGTCCCATCGGCCACGCCACGGCCGCGCTCACGGACCCGGCCGCACTCATCGCCGCCGGCACCGCCCACGACTACGAGGACGTGCAGGAGGCCGCACGCGAGGCAGCGGCGTGGCTGGACATCCTCGCCGAGCGCATCATCCAGGCCGAGCACCACCGTGCCGCGATCGCAGAGGTCGAGCACTACGAGCAGCTGCTCCACGCAGCCCGAATCAAGGCCGGCCTCATCGAGCCGGAGGAGCCAGCCGTCGAGGCCCCTGCCTACGACGCGAAGACCGTTCGCGCGTGGGCCGTTCAGAACGGTGTCGACTGCCCGACCCGCGGCACGCTTCCGCGGAGGGTGCTCGACGCGTACCTCGACGCACACGAGGCAGGTGCAGCGTGAGGGCCCCGACGCTCGGCGGCAACGTCGAGGTACTCGAGAAGCCGAAGGGCGCCCTGCGCGACTACCGCGTCTGGTCCGTGTGGTCGCAGTCCCCCGACGGCTGGTGGATCATGCGCCGCCCCTCGGGGGGGGTCCGGTCGAGTGGGACAACCAACCTGCACGGCTGCTCCGCGCCACGAACAGGCCGGTGAACGACGATGACTGAGCAGCTGGACCTACTGACGGCCGTCGCCAACGACCCCGGCCCGCTCGCCGACCGCGACCGCCGCACCATCACCGCCGCGATCATGGCCGACGCGATGGACCACGACGGCATCGTGTCCCCCAACCGCGTCCGAGCAGCCCTCAGCAACGCGCACGGCCTCACCGTGCGCCCCCGGATGCTCTCCGCCACCTACTCCGCTCTCGCCGCCAAGGGCGTCCTGCGCTCGCTCGGGTGGAACGAGGTCAACGACGACGTGCGCGGCGGCAACGCCGGCCGCCCCGGACGGCAGTGGCAGTGGGTGGGGCCGCGGTGAGAACCACCCAGCGCAGCAAGATCACGTGCCGCCGATGTGACACGCACACGACCCACGCCGCACGCGGCCTCTGCCACAGCTGCTACGCCAACCTCCTCCAGAGCCAGAGCCGGCTCGACGCATACCCACCCAGCCGCATCGACCGTCAGGGACAGGTCAAGGAACTGCGCGACCAGGGCCTCACCAACGAGCAGATCGCCAACAGGCTCGGCATCTCCAAGAACGCCGTCGCCCTCGCCGCGCGGCGCTCGGGAGCCGCCACACCTCGCCCAGAGGCCGTGTTCGCAGCCCGCGTACCAGCACCACCCGAGCCCGGGCCCTGCGCACAAGCACCCGAGGGACTGTTCGACATCAGCTTCGGCAGCCACCGCGAGGTATCCCGCGACGGCCGCCTCAGCAGCTGGATAGCCCCGCAGATCGAGGACGCGTTCGCTTACTGCGCACGCTGCCCACTCGCCACCCGTGAATGGTGCGTCCAGGAGGCGACCCTGCCCCACCTGTCCGGCGTTCACATCATCGCCGGCGGAACCGTGTGGGTCGACGGACGGCCGGTCTGGACGCTCGACGACCACGAGGTGGCGTCATGAACATCGGAGAGGCGGCGGCCGCGATGCGCGTCCTCGACTTCCTCGCGGGCGACATCGACCACGAGGACGAGACCACCCGTGCCGCCGTTGCGAAGGACTGCCTCTGGCTGCAGACCCGCGCCCGCGCGGCGCTGCACGCCGGCCGTACCGAGTCCGAGGCCGAGTGGGACGAGCTGCTCTGCAACGTCACCTTCGAGGGCACATGAGCACCTTCACCGACACGCACACCACCGACCAGGAGCTCGTCAGCGACGGCACCTGGACCACCGGAGCCCGCGGCACCTGCACCTGCGGGTGGCGCGGCCCCACACGCTCCGTGCACAGCGCAGCCCCAGCACGAGACCTCCTCGAGCACTGCAACGAGATGAAGGAGCGCACCACCTGATGGCACGCATCCGCTCAGTGAAGCCCGACCTGCGCATCTCCCGCGTCGTGGCCTCCTGGCCCATCCCCGCGCGCTACGCCTGGGTGCTGCTCTGGGGCTACCTCGACGACTTCGGCCGCGGCATCGACGACGTGCGCCTCATCGCCGCAGACTGCTTCCCCCTCGACCGCGACATCACCGAACGCAAGGTCGAGACCTGGCTCAAGCTCTACGCCACCGCCCAGCCCGAGAAGCCAGCACCCCTGTGCCGATACACGGTCAACGGCGACGGCTACCTCCACGCCGTGAACTGGCGTGAGCACCAACGCGTCAACCGCCCGAGCCCCTCACGCATCCCTCCATGCCCACTCCATGAGTCATTCAGTGAATCACTCACTGAATCCGACACTGAGGACTCACTGAGCGACTCACTCCGCGCGCGTAAGGAGATGGAAGTAGGAGAAGGAGATGGAGGTGGAAGAGGAGGTGGTGTAGCCGCCGGCGGAGCCGACGGCGCACTCGACGACCTCACCGAGCACGACACCCAAGCCCTCGTCGCCGAATGGATCGACCACTGCGGCCAGCGACCACCCAAGCGCGTCGTCGGACACGTCGCCCGCGAGCTCAAGGCCATGCTCGACGAAGGGATCCCCTACCCCGACGTCCGAGCGGGCTTCGCCGCCTGGCACGCCAAGGGCCTCCACCCAGCCACCCTCGCCTCCGTCGTCCACGAGACCCGCACCGCCGCCACACGCCCCCGATCCACCGCCGACACCCGCGTCCAATCCGCACTCGACCTCGCCGCCGAACTGCGAGCCGAAGAGACCCCCGCGATCGGAGCCTGAGATGACACCCGCCGAGACCGCTGAAGTCCTCGCCATGGCCGCCGCCTTCGACCGCCGCACCGTCGGCCGCTCCGACGTCGCCGCCTGGCACGCCGTCCTCGGAGACCTCGACGCCGCCGACGTGCGCGCCGCGGTGACCGAGCACTACCGCGACTCGCGCGACTGGCTGATGCCGGCCGACGTGCGCACCCGAGTGAAGGCCATCCGCAAGGCACGCCTGTCCGCCGTGCCCGAGGGCGTGCCCGACGCCGACCCCGACAACCCCGTGGCCTACATCGAAGCCCTACGCCAGCAGCGATACCGGGCAGCGTCGCCCGACGAGCGGCCACGACCGATCGCCGCCCTACTGGCCCGGGTCGAGCGATCGACGGTGGTCGAGTGAGCGACCACGGGTGCGCACTGTGCCGCCGCGGGATCGGAGGGCCTGCGTGAACGACCACGACTGCGTGCTGTGCGCCCGACGCGGCCGCAAGCGAAACCTCACCGAGGGCCATGTCTGCGGACCCTGCCGCAACGGCCTGCGCGTCGAACTCGGCCAGATCCTCGACCTCGTCGCCCTGGCCGCGACCATGCCCGACCCGTTCGCCTCCCGGGCCACAGGCGCCGGCGCTCGACCGCACCCCGGGTCGCGGCCGCCGATCGACGTCGCGCGCATCGACCCCGAGCTGATCTCCATCCGACTCGAGCCCGCCGACCCGTCCAGCGCCGTGCCCCTGCTCGCCATGCTCGAGTCGTGGGAACGCGCCGTGCGCGAGGACCGCGGCTACGCGCCCTACGGCGTCGCCAGCAGCTTGCGCGGCTCGTCTCCCGACGTCACTGGCCACCGCGCCACCCTCACCGGCGTCATCGCGTTCCTGCGCTCGCAGGTCGACTGGATGTGCGACGAGCCCACGTTCGGCATCGAGCAGCTCGCCGACCAGGTGCGCCGCGCGCTCGCAACCCTGCGCGCCCTCGACCCAGGCCGCGATCGGCGCGACGGCTGGGGCATCCCCTGCCCCGCCGACACCACTCGCGTCGGCTGCCCCGGACCGACGGGCTGCACCTGCGGATGCCATGACGGCCACGGCAACCCCTGCACCGAGGCCGGAGGCTGCGGCCTCACGAAGACCCAGCGCAACGAGCCGTGCGGCCGCCGGCTCACCATCGAACGCCACGACGACGGACGCCTCGACCTGCACACCGACATCGGTTGCCCCGACTGCGGCACCACCTGGACCGCGCAGCGACTCATGCTCGTCGCACTCGCCGACGAGCGAGTCACCGTCTGGGGCTACCCCGACGCCATCGGCAGCGCACTCGGAATCACCGACCGGACCCTGCGCCGATGGGCCGAGAGCGGCACCATCCGCCGACATGGCGGGCGCTACGACGCCGGCGCAGCCTTCCGTCACCGACACGCGAGAGGAGCATCCAGCGGTGCTTGACAACGATGTCCGCGGAATCGGGTACGCTCGAGCTACGCCGAGAGGACTCCTTCAGGGAGACCCCGGCGTTCCTCGTACCTGATGCCCCGCGCACTCAAGGTGTGCCCCACACCTGGCTGCCCCGAGCTCGTGACCAGCGGCCGCTGCGCGCGACACCGACGCGAAGCCGAGCAGGCCCGAGGACGACCCAGCGCCCGAGGCTACGGCCACGGACACCTCGCGTTCCGCGAGGCTGTGCTCGAGCGCGACGCGCTGTGTGTGCTCTGCGCCGGCGTCGGCGTCACGCGCCTGTCCGAGGTCGCCGACCACTACCCGCTCAGCCGACGCGAGCTCGTCGCCGCCGACCTCGACCCGAACGACCCCGCCCACGGCCGCGGCCTGTGCAAGCCGCACCACGACCGCGAGACCGCGGTCCACCAGCCGGGCGGATGGAACGCCCGATGACGACCGTGTGGCTCTCGGAAGGCGAGTACGTCATCCCCGTCGGCGCGATGCCCGGCCTACGCGCCTGGCTCGATAGCCAGCGCCCACCCGACCCACCAACACCAGAAGCAACCCCGACTGATCCTCGGGGCTAGGAAGGCCCGTCGTCCCGAGCGACGGGCCTTCCGCATTCCTCGGGAGATCACCATGAAGGTCTGCTCCGTCGACGGCTGCGAGAAGACACACCGCGCTCGCGGGCTGTGCTCCACGCACTACAACGAGCGCCATCAGCCTGAGCGGCACAAGAAGGTCACAGTGCCGTGCACGTACTGCGGGATCGACTGCGTCAAGGAAGCCGGCATCCGTAGGGGCTACCGCCCGTACTGCAGCTACCCATGTCGAGACGCCGACCGCGCACGGCTGGCCGCGGTCCGCATCCCGGCCGATCATCCGTCCCAGTGGTGGTTCGGTGTCTCCTGCCGCGTCCCAGCGACACACCCAAGCCGCCTCGAACGGGTGGCCAGGTTCATCGACGGTACCTGCGCTGACTGTGGCACGCGCTACATCACAGACCGTTCGGTCGGTGGTGAGCACGCAGGAACGTACTGCTCCACTCGATGCCGAGACCGACTCAGTCGACGCAGGCGCCGAGCGCGCGAGCGCGGCCGCGGCGAGATCTTTCGATGGGTGGACGTCATCGGCATCTGGCTCGCGATGGGCAAGCGCTGCGCCTACTGCGACCTAGAGATGACTGAGCAGCCCGATCCTGACCACGTCGTGCCGCTCAGCCGTGGCGGACACAACGACATCGCCAACATTCTCCCGTGCTGTCACCGGTGCAACAGCGACAAGAACGACATGACCCTCGGTGAGTGGGCAGCTGACCGCGCCCGTCGCGGCAAGGACCCGCGCATCACGGACTACGCCACCTTCGACCCGCGCGCACCGCACCTCGTGCTGCGCGAAGCAGTCGGAGCGCCACACCGAGCAGCCGCCTGACCCCCACGCCCGGGGGACCACCTCGAAACGATCTTGGAAACCAGGACCGCCGGGGAGACGGCGCAAGTGTGCGGAGGGTTCAGACATCACGGCCCCGGCCCCGCCGGGCAGCTCCCAGCGCAAGGCTGGGAGCACCTCGATGCGGCGCAAGGCCGCGACGTAGGAGTGATCCACCATGCCCCGTGGCGGTGCGCGCAACCGTTCCGGTCCGAAGCCGGATGAGAACTCGGCCCGATCCGATCGTGTCGGCTACTCCCTGACGGCACTACCGGCCAACGGGTACGACGGCGCGGTGCCCGACTTCCCGCTGCTCAACGCCACCGAGCGCGAGCTCGAGGTGTGGGCGCAGACCTGGCGTCTGCCGCAGGCGTGCGCCTGGTCGATGCCGTCGGAGTCGTGGCGGACTCGTTCGGTCGCAATGTGGGTCCGGCTCTCGGTCCGCTGTGAGGCCGAGGACGCTCCGGCATCGCTGCTCGCACAGCTGCACCGCTTCGCCGACCAGATCGGTCTCACGACCGCCGGCCTGGCTGAGATGGGCTGGAAGGTCGCCGTCGACGAGGTAGCCGAGAAGCGTGAGTCCGCGCCGGCGACGCAGAAGTCGTCACGCGACCGGATGAGGGTCGTTGGTGTCGGCGAGTGAGGAGCTAGCCCTCGACTTCGACCCGCTGCACACGCTCGGGTTCCTGGTCACGGACTGGGTCGAGCACCACTGCAAGGTGCCGGGCGGCGTGTACGAGGGTGAGCCGCTGACGTTCAACGGGTGGCAGTTGTTCTGTACCGCGAACCACTACCGGGTCACCCCGAAGGCGGTCGCGGACCCGCGTCGGCTCCTGGCCCCGTTCCACTACCGCCGCTCGGTCGTGGTCGGTCCGCAGAAGTGCGGGAAGTCGCCGTGGGGCGCCGGCATGCTCCTCAACGAGGGCGTCGGTCCGAGCCTGTTCGCCGGGTGGGCCAAGGGCGGTGAAGAGTACCGCTGCTCGGACCACGGCTGCGGCTGCGGTTGGACCTACGAGTACGTCGCCGGCGAGGCGATGGGGATGCCGCGGCGGAAGTCGCTGATCGGGCTGCTCGCCTTCGCGGAGTCGCAGACGCACAACGTGTACGAGCCGCTGCAGACGATGATCCACTCGGGTCCGCTCGCGGAGTTCGTGTACGTCCGCGAGGGGTTCATCCGCCTCCCGAACCGCGGCATGATCGTGCCCCTGTCGTCGGCCGCGCGCTCGAAGCTCGGGAAGCCCCTGACCGCCGGCCTGGCCGACGAGTCTGGGCTCTACACGTCGCAGAACAAGGTGCTGGACACCTGGCAGACGATGCGCCGCGGCATCGCGGCGATGCAGGGTCGGACCATCGAGCTCACGAACCCGTGGGACCCGTTGGAGAACTCAGCGGCGCAGCAGGCGTTCGAGTCGAACCGGCCCGACATCTTCCGCTACTACCGCAAGCCGCCGGCGGACCTGTCGTACCGCAACAAGGACGAGCGGCGGAAGATCCACCGCTACGTCTACCTCGACTCACCATGGGTGGACCCGGCCGGCATCGACGCCGAGGCCGCCGAGCTCATGGAGACCGACCCACCCCAGGCGGAGCGGTTCTACGGGAACCGGCTCGTGCAAGGCATGGGCTCGTGGCTCCCCGAGGAGCTGTGGCCGTCGCGCGAGGTGCCACGTGAGGTGCCCGCGGGAACGGCGATCGCGATCGGGTTCGACGGATCCGACTCGGACGACTGGACCGCGATCCGAGCCTCGACCGAGGACGGCTACCGGTTCACTCCGACCTACGGACCCGACGACCGGCCGACGATCTGGAACCCGGTCGACTGGGGCGGCTCGATCCCCCGTGCCGAGGTCCACGCGGCGATGGACGAGATCTGCACCCGCTACCGGGTCGTGCGCGCGCTGTGTGACCCCTTCGGGTGGCAGTCCGAGGTGTTCACCTGGGCCGAGGCCTACGGCGAGGGCGTGTTCCTCGAGTGGCACACGCACCGCATCGTCCAGATGCACGCCGCCCTGGACCGGGCGCGCACCGACCTCGCCACGGGGGCGACGACGCACGACGCCTGCCCGATCACAGCGCTGCACGTCGCGAACGCGCGCAAGCTCGCCCGCCCCGGGCAGCGCTACATCCTCGGGAAGCCGAGCCAGCACCAGAAGATCGACGCCGCCATGGCCGACGTCCTCGCGTCGGAGTCCGCCGCCGAAGCCCGTGAAGGCCGCCTGTTCGGTGGCGACGACCCATCCGAGTACGCCTACGTCATGTGAGAGAGGGAGGGCACCGCGTGGACGCGACCGAAGCCCTCTCCCTGGCCGAGAAGCTCGCCAAGCAGTTGGCGTCCCGTCAGCAGGACATCTTCACCCGCGACGCCTACTACGCCGGCGAGCAGAAGTTGAAGTTCGCGACCACGCAGTGGTCAGAGGCGCACGCGAAGCGCTATGAGGGCTTCTCGGACAACTGGTCGGGGGTGGTCGCCGACTCACCAGCCGAGCGCGTGCAGGTCACCGGCTTCCGGCTCGACGACTCCGCGCAGATGTCGGAGGCCGAGAAGGCGCTGTGGCGCTCGACGTGGCAGAGCAACGACCTCGACGCGCAGTCGGCGCAGGGCTTCCTCGAGGCCTTCGTCGCCGCTCGGTCCTTCGCGCTCGTCTGGGGCGACTCGGATGACAAGCCGGTCATCACGTGGGAGCACCCGGCCCAGGTGCTGGTGTCTTACGACCCCGAGAACCCGCGGGTCGCGTTGTTCGCTGTCAAGCGGTGGCACGACGACGACCGCGAGTACCTGTCGCTCTACACGCGCACAGAGGTATGGAAGTGGGCTGCGGCTCGTGCAAGCTCGAGTGGCCTGGTCCTTCCGTCGACGGTGGGCGGGCGGTCCTGGCAGCCGCGTGAGGACGATGACGTCTGGCCGCTCACGCACCCGCTGGAGCGCCTGCCGATGGTCGAGCTGGCGAACCGGCCGCGCCTGGGTGGTGAGCCCATGTCCGACATCGCCGGCACCATGGCGATGCAGGACGCGATCAACCTCCTATGGGCGTACCTGTTCAACGCCGCCGACTTCGCCTCGATGCCGTCGCGCGTCGTGATGGGTCAGGCGCCGCCGATGGTGCCCGTGCTCGACGACCAGGGGCAGAAGGTCGGCGAGGTCCCGGTCGACGAGAAGAAGCTCATCGAGGGCCGCATGCTGTGGCTCACGGGACAGAACTCGAGCATCGGGTCGTGGCCAGCTGCGAACCTGAACGCCTTCACCGACGTCGTCGAGGTCGCCGTCGGGCACGTCGCCGCGCAGACTCGCACCCCGCAGCACTACCTCGTGGGGAAGATGGCGAACCTGTCCGGGGACGCGCTCAAGGCCGCCGAGACGGGCCTGGTGAAGAAGTGTCAGGAGGCGCAGCTGCACTTCACCGCGCCGATCCGGGAGATCTTCCGACTCTCCGCGCTCGTGCAGGGCGACCAGGCGGCGGCCGATGCTGCCGCCCTCGGCACGGTGAAGTGGAAGGACGCTGAGTCCCGCTCCGAGGCGCAGCTCGTCGACGCGCTGCAGAAGATGGACGCGATCGGCTTCCCGTTCGAGTACCTCGCCGAGCGGTACGGCCTGGCCGACACCGAGATCACCCGCGTCCTGGCGATGATCGAGAAGGAGCAGACCGCTGCGAAGGCGGACCCGGTCCTCGGCGATATCGCCGCGAAGCTGACCGGCCCGGTGCCTGGTGGATCAACAGCTCCCGCCGTCGGCGCCTGAGCACTACCGGGCCCGGCTGCGGCTGCAGACCGCGACTCTCGCGGCCGTGCGGCGCGCGTGGGGAGCGATGGGTGACGACTTCGACGCCGGGTGGCGCGTGGTCGGCCCGCGCGTCCTGGTGCTCCTGTCGGCCGCGCAGCTGCGCGCAGCGGCGGAGGCTGCGGCCTACATCTCGCTCGCCACGCTCGAGCAGGCACTCGACCCAGCCACTGTGGCGGCGACCAACCCGCGCGCGTTCGTCGGTCAGGCCTCGGACGGTCGCGGCCTCGACGCGCTCCTGAGCCAGGCGGTCGTGCGGGTGAAGACCGACGTCGGTGCCGGCGCGACCGTGACGCAGGCGCTGCGCTCCGGTCGGGACTTCCTCGACCTGGTCACGCTGACGCAGATCGCCGATGCGGGCCGCGGCTCCGAGCTCGTCACGATGACGGCGACGCCGACGGTGACGGGGTACGTGCGGATGCTGAATCCGCCGTCATGCTCGAGGTGCGTGATCCTCGCTGGGAAGCGGTTCCGGTGGGACAACGACTTCCGACGGCACCCGCGCTGCGACTGCCTCACCGTCCCCTCGGGGGCCGCTGAGGGCGTGGCCGGCGCGCAGGCGCTTAACCCTGAGGCGTACTTCCGCAGCCTCACCCCGGAGCAGCAGGACGCGACCTTCGGGAAGGTCAACGCCGACGCGATCCGCGACGGCGCTTCCCCGATCGCCGTCGTGAACTCCTACCGCGGCACCTTCACCCCGTCCGGGCATCGCGCCCCGACGCCCGGCAACCGGCCCACCCCAGGGCACATCTACGCCCAGGCCGCCGGGGACCGCGACAAGGCGCTCGAGCTGCTCCGCGCAGCCGGGTACCTCACCTGACCACCCGGCCGCCGCAAGGGCGCTGGGACGCACCCGCAACGGGAGCAGCACACCATGACCGACACCACCCTCCACCCGGCCTTGCTCCACCCCCGGACCGGCGAGCCGATCCTTCCTCTCGGGTACGGCCGCCGCGGCCCGATCTGGCCCATCCTCGGAGCCTCTGACGACGACGAGGCCGGTGACGCTGCCGACGACGACGGGCAGGACGGCGACGACTCCGGTGCCGCTGACGAGGGCGCGGACGCGCTGGGTGACGCCGGCAAGAAGGCCCTCGACGCGATGAAGGCCGAGCGCAACGCGGCTCGCAAGGAGCTCCGCGAGGCGCGGCGAGCGCTCGAGGAGGCGAAGACCGCCAGGACGGAGGGCGACCAGCCCGACCCGGAGGCGATCAAGGCCGAGGCCCGCCGCGAAGCGACCAAGGCCGCGAACGAGCGCATCGTGCGCTCCGAGGTGAAGGCCGCGGCCGGGCAGAAGCTCGCCGACCCGGCCGACGCCGTGAGACTCCTCGACCTCTCGCAGTTCGAGGTGGACGACGACGGCAACGTCGACGAGGACGAGATCGCCGACGCGATCGACGACCTCCTGAAGAAGAAGCCCTACCTGGCCGCGCAAGGCGGGAAGAGGTTCCAGGGCAGTGGCGACGGCGGTGCCCGCAAGGGGTCCACCGGTCCCACGCAGCTCAAGCGAACGGATCTGCAGGGCATGACGCCCGCGCAGATCGAAACCGCACGCGCCGAGGGCCGTCTCGCCGACGTCCTCGCAGGCAAGTAGCGCCAGAACGGCGCTCCTCACCCACCTGAAAGGAAGCCGCCGCCATGGCGATCCAGTATTTCATCCCGGAGGTCTGGGCAGCAGGTCTGCTCGGAGTCCTCGACAAGTCGCTGGTCTACGCCGGCGAAGCCTGCTCGAACCGTGACTACGAGGGCGACATCAGCGCCTTCGGCGACACGGTCCACATCACGTCGATCTCGGACCCGACGATCTCGACGTACACCAAGGACACCAACCTGTCCGACCCCGAGGCGCTGACCGACGCCGAGCAGCTCCTCGTCATCGACCAGGCCAAGGCGTTCAACTTCGCGATCGATGACATCGACAAGGCGCAGACCCGCAACGAGGGCGCGCTGATGAACGAGGCGCTGCGCCGGGCCGGCTTCGGTCTGCGCGACAAGGCCGACCAGCTCGCTGCTGCCCACATGGCTCGTGGCGTGTCGACTGGCAATGTCCTCGGTGTCGTGGACGCCACCACGGCCACGAACGTCTACGACGCGCTGATCGTCCCCGCGGGCGTGAAGCTCGACGAGGCGAACGTGCCGGAGGAGGACCGGTTCCTCGTCATCGACCCGGCCACCCACGGGAAGCTGCGCCTCGACGGCCGCTTCATCAAGGTGAACGAGTCGGGCGAGACCCAGGGCCTCCGCCAGGCCTACGTCGGCGAGGCCGGCGGCTTCAAGATCTACAAGTCGAACAACGCGCCGACGGCGGCCCGCGCGATCACGGACATCATCACGGTGGCCACCACGGCGAAGACGCTGACCGGCGCAGCCGGCACGTTCAGCCAGGGCGACGTCGGCCTCACGGTCGCCGGCACCCGCATCACTGGCGGCAGCAAGATCGCCTCGGTGAACGCCGACGGTTCCGTCGCGACGATGGACACCAACGGCGCCTCGGCCGGCACCCAGGCCGACACGGTGCTCTCGGGTGCCAACAGGGTCGCCATCGCCGGCTCGCGGATCGCCCACTCCTTCGCGGAGCAGATCCTCGAGGTCAAGGCGTACAGCCCCGAGAAGCGGTTCGGCGACGCCCTCAAGGGTCTGCACGTGTACGGCTCCAAGGTCGTGCGCTCGACGTCCCTCGTGGTCGCCGGCGTCAAGACCAGCTGACCCAGCGACCCCGTGACCGGGGCGGTCCCCACCGGGCCGCCCCGGTCACGTCTCACCGTGCCGACGAGGGAAGGGAGCGAACGTGGCCGACTACCCGAACGCGCTCCCGTCCCTGACCCGTGTCGGTAACGGCACCGTCGGTGGCGCTGACGACCCAGCCGCCGACGGCTCCGACACCGATGCGGTCGTCGTCGTCACAGCGTTGCAGGACGAGCTCGAGGCGATCGCCGCCGAGCTCGGCCTGACGCCCTCGGGCAGTCAGGCGACGGTCGCGGCTCGCTTCACCACCAACGAGACCTCGATCTCCGGCCTCGAGGATGACGTCACCACCCTCACCGGTCGCGTCGATGACGTCGACTCCGCGATCGATGGGATCGACACCACCCTGGCCGGCCTCGCGGCGGACAAGGCCGACGACGCGGCAGTCGTTCACCTGACCGGTGACGAGTCCGTCGATGGTGTGAAGACGTTCCTCGACCCGCCGGTGTCGATCACCCCGGCGACGACGGCGAACGAGCTGGTGTCGAAGGCGGTGATGGAGGCCGCGATCTCCGCGGCCATCGCCGCCGCGGTCGACGGTGCCCCCGGTGCCCTCGACACCCTCAACGAGCTCGCCGCGGCGCTCGGTGACGACCCGAGTTTCGCGGCCACGGTCACGTCTGGGCTCGCGGCGAAGGCTGACAAGGCGCAGAACTTGTCGGACCTGGCGAACATCGCGACGGCCAGGTCGAACCTGGGTCTCGGTGGTGCTGCGGTCCTGTCCGTGGGCACGACTGCGGGGACGGTCGCGGCGGGTGACGACGCGCGCCTCTCCGACACACGCACCCCGACCGACAACACCGTCGCCACCGCGAAGGTCGTCGACCGTGCGATCACCTTCGCGAAGCTGCAGGCCATCGCCACCGCGCGGCTCCTCGGGCGCACCACGGCGTCGTCCGGTGACGTGGAGGAGCTCACCGCGGCGCAGGCCACGGCGATGCTCGACACGTTCACGTCGTCGCTCAAGGGTCTCGCCCCAGCCTCCGGTGGCGGCACCTCGAACTTCCTCCGCGCCGACGGGTCATGGGCGGCGCCGGCCGGTGGTGGCGCGTTCACCGCCGGGACCGCCGCACCGTCGGGTGGAGCGGACGGCGACTGGTACCTCGAGACAGACCAGGGCACCCTTTGGCAGCGCGTGGCCGGCACTTGGACCCGCCGGGCCCGAGTCGCCGCCGGTGGAATCGTGCAGTCCGATGCGAACGCAGTCGACTTCACCAGTGACGGCGGGTGGACGACGACGAACACCCTCGGAGCGTTCACCTTCTCCGGCTCTCAGGCGCAGACGCAGGCGCTGTTCGACGTCGAGGTCGGCTCACCCACGATCACAGCGAACGCCGTGCAGGTTGCATCGGCGACCCTCGCCGGCGCCTATGCCACCGCGACCTTCCAGGGCGCCCGCGAGACGTTCATGATGGCGACCATCAACACGATGCCATCGGCCTCGCGAAACCTCTACATCGGCTGCGGCCTCGCGTATCCGTCCTACCCGTGGCCATACGTGCGGATCAGCAACGCCGGCGTCGTGACCCTGTTCGACGGTGGTGGCACCACTCTGAAGACGTTCGCCGGAACGATGGATGTGTCCGGCAGCGTCACCTTCAAGGTCATCCCCGGGGCGGTGCTCGTCGCGGCCCGGAACTCTGCCGGAGCGATCCTCGACTCCGCGCTGTTTGCCACCAACTTCGCCTCCGCCGCCTTCCTGTCCACCTATGGCACGCAGTTGCTCGTCGGCGGGGACGGCAAGGCGAGCTTCAACTCGTTGGAGGTGTTCGTCTGATGGACGGTCTCCCCGAGATTCGGACCCCCGAACAGGTCGAGCAGCGGATGCGCGACACCGACCCGATGGTTAAGGCCGAGCCGCACCGCGACGCCCTCGACGGCGCTCGTGAGCTCCTCCGCGCCTACGGCACCAAGGACGGCCTCGGCTTCGCACAGACCTACTCCGCCGTCCAGACCGCCGTGCTCGAGTACCGCGACTCCGGCGTCACCGACCCTGTCTGCGAAGAGCACCGGAACTGGATGACCGCCCGCGTCTCCGAGATCACCGCGGCAGCGCTCTACGCCGCCGGGGTCCTGAAGTGACCGGCTACACCTGGGCGTGGATCGCCTGGGTCACCGCCTTCGTCATCATCGAGGGCGCCGCGCTGCTCCGGGCCCGCCGTGGCCACCCCGGCGGCACCCTGTCCGAGCACCTGCGGACCTGGCTCGGCACCACTAGCCGTGCACGCCGCTGGCACCGCGTCCTCGGCTCGGTCGCCCTGGTCGCCGCCGTGCTCTGGTTCGTGCCCCACATCCTCGGAGGCTGACCGTGGCCTGGAACTGGTCGCAGCTGACCACCTGGGGCGCCATGGCGACCTGGGGTGAGCTCACCGGCACCGGCGACTCCCCGACCGTCCCGCGCCCGTACACGAGCGTCACGGTCAACGGCGTCGACGACATCACGCCCCGCCCGTACACCACCGTCACCCACCAGCCCTAGGGAGCGTCGCTGTGGCCGACCTGTTCACGCTCCCCGAGCTCGCTTCGTTCCTGCAGCGCGACCTCGACACCTCGTCCGCGACCCTGGCGCGCACCATCGCGACCGGGCTGATCGAGGCCGAGGTCGGCCCGATCACGGCGGCGACGTCGACGGTGACCCTGCCGATCGACTGCGAGGGCTACGTCCGCATCCCCGTGCAGGTCGTCACCGACATCACCGGTGTCGAGGTCGCAGGGGAGGCCGCCGAGTTCGAGTGGGAGCGTCCCTTCCCCCGGGTCCGCCTCACCTCGTGGACGCGTGCCGCCGGCGTGACGTGGCAGACCGCCGACGTCACGATCGAGCACGGGTACGCCACCGTGCCCGCGCAGCTGAAGGCCATCGCCTTGTCGGTAGCCGCGCGCGCCTACGACAACCCCGACGGGCTGCGCCAGCAGGCCATCGACGACTACTCCCAGACCCGCGCCGGCTCTGACGACGACCTCGCCGGCGTCACACTCACCGCCGCCGAGCTGCGCTCGCTCGCGAAGCTCATGCCCGGCTCGTACACGACGAGCAGCTGATGGCCGAGCACAACGGCACCGTCCGTGAGCTCGTCGCTCGAGGCCGGTCGTTCGCTGAGCGCATCCAGACCGACACGTGCACCATCACGATCCCCGGTGCACCGACCCTCGATCCAGACACCGCGGTCCTCACCGACACCGCCACCGAGCTGTACTCGGGCCAGTGCCGGATCCGGCCCCGTCAGGTGCAGGACCGCATGACCGAGGTCGGCGCTGACGAGGTCGGCGTCACCGCGCACGTCGTCACCGTCCCGATCAGCGTCGTCGAGATCCCCCCGGGCGCGATCGTCACCGTCACCGCCTCGGCGGCCGACCCCGACCTGGTCGGGCGCCAGTTCACGATCCTCGGCGCCATCCACGGCTCGCAGATCACGGGGCGTCGCATGACCTGTCAGGAGGTGACGACATGACCGCCGAGCTCGACGTGTCCGAGGTCAACGACCTCGCCGTCACCCTGCAGACGGCGGGCGGGTCCGTCGGTGCCGAGGTCGCCGCCGTGGTTCGCAAGGGTGCGCTGAACGTGAAGAACGACGCGCGCCGCTTCGCGACCGGCATCGGCCACGCCCCCCTCTACCCCTTCTCCATCGGCTACGACGTGACCGGCGACGGGCGCTTCGGCGTCATCGAGGCGGAGATCGGCCCAGACAAGGACCGCCCCCAGGGCGCGCTCGGGAACATCCTCGAGTACGGCACCGTGAACAACGCCCCCATCACCCACCTCGGCCCCGCGCTCGACCGTGAGGGCCCGCGGTTCGTCGACGCGATCGCAGCGACCGCGGCGAAGGTGCTCGAGTCGTGAGCCACCCCACCGAGGCCGCCCTCGGGGCGGCGTTCGTCACCCTGCTCGACGCGACGCTCGACGGCGGCGCCGGGTACGGCGAGAAGCCCGCGTCGGGCGCCGGCCAGGTCGGCACCACGTTCCTCGCCTACGCCGTGGTCTACCCCGGCAGCACCGCTCTGCGCGAGGGCACCGCCGCTGACCCCAACGCCGACGCCGACCAGACCGTGCAGGTCACCTACGTCGGCAAGACGGCGCAGCAGGCCGACACCGCCCGCGACCTCGCCCGCGCCGCAGTCCTCGCCTCCGGTGCGATCGCCGTGACCGGGCGCACCGTGTGGCCCGTCGAGCTCACCGACTCCACCGTCGTCCGACGCGACGACACCGTGCAGCCGCCGCTCTGGTACGCGGTCGACCGCTACACCACGCACACCACCCCCGCCTAGGAGTCCGCCATGCCGCGCCTGACAAACCCGACGCTGCCCGAGCGCGTCATCGACGTCTCCGACGCACTGGCCGCCGTCCTCGCCAAGTCCGGCTGGGTGCCTGCCGACGACAGCAGCGACCTCGACGAGTTCTGGCAGGAGCCCGAGCCCGCCCCCACAGACGCCCCCGACGACGACACCAGCGTCGAGGACGACCCCACCGACCCGGCGCTCGCCGGCAACCTCTAGGAGCCCACCATGTCCCGTAAGGGCACAACCGGCGAGTCCCGCGTCTGGTTCGTCACCACGATCGCCGACCCCGCCACCCCCACCGACGACGAGATCAACGCCGGCGTCGACCTCACTCCGTTCCTGACCCGCGACGGGTTCGACGCCCCGCAGACCGTCGCCCAGATCGACGCCTCCGACGCCTCGACGCGCCGCAACAAGAACATCCCCGGCAACATCGACGCCGGCGTCGTCACGCTGCGCTGCTACCGCGACAGCGTCTCCGGCGACGACGACGCCTGGACCGCACTCGCCGCCGACACCGCCGGGTACATCGTCGAGCGCCCGTTCGGCGGCTCGACCGCCGCCGCGGCCGCCGCGCAGAAGGTGAACGTCTTCACCGGGACCGTGGCCTCGCGGTCGCCGCAGGCGTGGGGCGACGAGGCCCGCAAGTTCGTCGCCGAGTTCTCCGTGACGGCGCTCAACGAGGAGGTCGCGGTCACCACCTGACCGTGACACCCCACGACGTCGGCGGCGGCACCACCTGACCGGGTGCCGCCGCCGACTCACGACACCACACCCCGGTCAGGGAACCACGGTCAGGAGAGCACCACCATGCCCACCGCAGCAGAGATCGACGAGGCCTGGCAGCCGACGCTCGTCCGCACCACCATCTGCCTCGACTCCCGCATCGTCCTCGAGATCGACCGGCTCACCGAGCAGCTCCAGCGCGAGAAGGCCCTCGACGAGAAGACGAACCGCACCGCCCTCGCCCCGCAGATCGCCGAGCAGATCATGGCGCTGCGCGAGCAGGCGAAGGCCTCCGAGCGGGAGTTCGTCTTCCAGTCGATCGGCCGTCGCGCCTACTCCGACCTCATCCGCGCGCACCCTGCCTCCCCGGAGCAGGAGGCCGACGCCGAGGCGTCGCTCGCGTGGAACACCGACACCTTCCCACCCGCCCTCATGGCCGCCGCCTGCGTCGAGCCCACGGGGACCGACGAGGCCTGGTGGACGCGGAAGTACAACCAGTGGGGCACCGGGCAGATCGGGCGCCTGTGGGCGGCGTGCATGGCCGCGCAGGGCGGTGTCGTCGACGTCCCAAAAGCGACGGACGCGTCCGTGATGACGAGCGCCTCCGAGCCGAGCTAGCGCTAGCGCACCACTACCGCCTGCCCCGCTCCATCGTCCTCGGACGACCCTGGCCCAGCCCCGGCGCTCCACTGTTCACGGCGGAGGACACCGAGCTCGCGCTCGCGTGGATGGCCGACCTCGCCGGGCGTTGCCCCGGCTGCGGTCACCACCGCGACGAGTCGATGGCGAAGGACGAGCACGGGCGCCCAGCGCACGACTACGACGCCCGCAGCGATGTCTGCTACGCGTGCGAGGCCGCCGACATCGAACGCCGCCGCGTCGCGCACGACGGCGGCGACGAGGCGATGGCCGGCCGCGTCTTCTACACGATCCGAGACGAAGGAGCGCAGCTGTGACATCGCGGACCGTCTCGGTGAAGTTGATGGCCGTCACCTCGGCCTATACCGCAGCGATGCAGCAGGCCGGGCAGTCGACGACGAAGTTCGCGAAGGACGCCACCGCCGCCACCGGGCGCACCGCCCGATCGCTGCAGCAGGTCCAGACCGAGGCCACCCTCGTCGGTGGCGCACTGCTCGGCATCGGCATCGCCGCCGTTGCGGCGTCGACGACGTTCGACAAGCAGATGTCGGCAGTGCAGGCCGCGTCGAAGGCGTCCGCGCAGCAGCTCGACGCGCTCCGCGAGTCCGCGCTGCAGGCCGGCGCCGACACCGCGTTCTCCGCGACCGAGGCCGCCCAGGGCCAGGAGGAGCTCGCCAAGGCCGGGCTGTCCACCGCCGACATCCTCGGCGGTGCGCTCAAGGGCTCCCTCGACCTCGCCGCCGCGGGTGCCGTCTCCGTCGCCGACGCCTCCGAGATCGCCGCCACCGCACTCAAGGTCTTCGGCCTGCGGGGAAACGAGGTCGGGCACGTCGCCGACCTGCTCGCCGCCGGCGCCGGAAAGGCCCAGGGCGGCGTCAACGACCTCGGCATGGCGCTCAAGCAGTCCGCGCTCGTCGCTGACCAGACCGGCCTCTCGATCGAGGACACCGTCGGAGCGCTCTCGCAGTTCGCCTCCGCCGGTCTGCTCGGCTCGGACGCGGGCACGTCGTTCAAGGCGATGCTGCAGCGCCTCACCCCGCAGTCCAAGGAAGCCGCCGACCTCATGGACTCCCTGGGGCTGCGCGCTTACGACGCCTCGGGGCAGTTCATCGGGCTCGAGGCCTACGCCGGGAAGCTGAGGACGCAGCTCGGCAAGCTCGCGCCGGAGCAGCGTAACGCTGCCCTGCAAACGCTGTTCGGTGCCGACGCCGTCCGCGCCGCCGCGATCCTCTACAACGACGGCGCCGAGGGCGTTGCGAAGTGGCGCGACAACGTCGATGACTCCGGCTTTGCCGCCGAGCAGGCCGCGCTGCGCCTCGACAACCTCGCGGGCGACCTCGAGAAGCTCTCCGGCACCATTGAGACGAACTTCATCAAGGGCGGCTCCTCGGTCAACGGCGTGCTCCGCTTCATGGCGCAGGCCGCCGACACCGCGGCGCAGCGCGTCGGCGACCTCCCGGGCCCGGTCCTCGGCGTCGGCGTCGCAGCCGCGACCGCCGCCGGCGGGTTCCTCCTGCTCGCGCCCCGCGTCGTCGACTCCGTTGACGCCTTCAAGCGCATGTCCGAGGCCTCGCCGCGCACGGGCCGAGCGATCGGCACCGTCGGCAAGGCAGCGGGTAAGGCAGCTGTCGCGCTCGTCGCGATGCAGGCTGCGGCGACCGCGATCAACGCGATCGGGGATGCGTCGGTCAACTCCGGCAAGGGCGTCAACGAGCTGCAGAACGAGCTCATCGCCCTCGCCGCCGGCGGCGAGGCCACCGGGCTCGGCTTCAACACCCTGACCGGCGACTACAAGGACTTCAACGACGCGCTCACCCGCTCGGAGACGCGCAACGCGCTGGACTCGTTTAGCGGCTTCCTTGACGGGATCGTCGGCACCAAGGGCGCACTGACCCAGGCCGAGGAGAGCATCGACGGCGTCGACCGCGCACTCGCGGGTCTGGTCGGCTCCGGTCGACTCGATGAGGCGCGCTCGGCGTTCGACAGGCTGCGGGCGTCCTACGTCGCTGCGGGCGGCGACGGCGCCGTCTTCGACGAGCAGATGAACGACTACCGCGACGCCCTCGCCGGCGTCGACGTCGCAGCGACAGGCGCCGCCGGGTCGACGGGTGACCTTGCCGGCGCGACGACCAACGCCGACGAGGCCGCGCAGAATGCCGAGGACGCCTACAAGCGCCTCGACGCCGCGCTGCAGGCTCTGCGCGGCGAGACGATCGGCGCGGACGAGGCCACAGCCAACCTCGAGCAGTCCATCGACGACGCCCGCAAGGCCACCAAGGGCCTCGAGGGCGCGACGAAGAAGAACCGCACCGAGCTCGACCTGAACACCGCCTCCGGTCGCAAGGCCCAGGGCGCGCTGCAGGGCATCACCGACGACCTGTTCGCCGCCGTGCCCGCGTGGCAGAAGGCGGGCGCGAGCACCACCGAGGTCGAGCGCCGCACACAGAAGGCCCGCGACGCCTTCGTGGACGCCGCGACCAAGGCCGGGCTGACCAAGACCGCCGCAGAGAAGCTCGCCACCGCCTACGGCCTGGTGCCGAAGAAGGTCGCGACGGCAGTGTCCACGAGCGGCGTCTCCCAGGCGCAGGCCGCGGTCGACGTCCTCACCGGGAAGATCAACAGCATCCCGACGAGCATCCGGATCCAGGTCACCGCGGATGGGGACCTGATCGGGCGCGGCACGGGCGGGGGCGCTCCGCCGCCGCCCAAGAAGAAGAAGCGGGCCGACGGCGGCTACATCAGTGGCCCCGGCACCACCCGCTCGGACTCCATCCCGACATGGCTCTCGACCGGCGAGTTCGTCGCGACCGCCGAGGCGACGCGCCGCAACCGGCCCGCGCTCGAGGCGATGAACGCCGGCCACGTCTACCGCGGCGGCGCCAACACTGTCGGCTCCGGTTCGACCCTGACCCAGGTCGTCACGGTCACCGCGGCACCGGGTGAGCGCGCCGAGGAGACCGTGCCTCGCGCGCTGCGCCGGCAGGCGTTCCTCAACGGGATGGGTGGCTGAGATGGCCGAGTCGCTCTCGATCAACGGCACGCCCCTGTCGACGCACCTGTACGCGATCCAGGCGTCCCGTGGGCTCGTCGGTGCCCCGTCGTGGCGCGGCGGCTCCTACGAGCTCCCCGGCCGCCCTGGGGCGCTGGTGGGCGCCGCCTGGGCCGGGCCCCGCATCGTGACCGTGTCGGGCTTGCTCGTCGGCAACTCCACGAGCGCGCTCATCCCCAGCGACGCCCGCGCCCGCTACCTCGACCGGATCCGCGCGCTCGCTGCCCTGGTGCTCAACGCCGGCCAGCCGTTCACCCTGACCCGGGTCATCCCCCGCCAGTCCGGCGGCGACCTCACCGTGACCGCGCAGGCCCGCTACCTCGGCGGCCTCGACGGCGTCGAGCAGGTCGCTGCGCACGCCGGCCGCGTCGCGTTCGACCTCGAGGTCCTCGACCCGTTCTGGTACCCGTCGGCCGACACCGACGTGACCGTGGCGACCACCGCGACGCCGACCGTGGCCGGGGACGTGCCGACGAACAGGATCACCCTGGTGTTCGAGGGGTCGTTGACCGCTCAGCGCCTCACCAACTCCACCACCGGCTCGTGGGTGGAGGTCGCGGCCGGCATCGGCGACACCGAGATCGACGTGGAGGCGTTCTCCGCGATCCGGGCCTCAGCGTCGATCGCGGGCCTCGTCACCCAGAACCCCGACTTCACCCACTGGTTCGACCTGGCGCCCGGGTCGAACAGCCTCGAACTGACCGGCGGCACCAGCGTCGAGGTGTCCTACCGGGCGGCGTACCTGTGACCAGCCTGCTGCGCGTCGAGCTCTACGACTCGAGCAACGCCGCGCGCATCAAGCCGCTGCCGAGCCGACGGGGGCTGCGCGTCCTCGAGGAGTTCAACGGCGTCGGCTTCGGCGAGGTGTCGATCCCCACCGCCGACGCGGGCGACGTCGCGCTCGACCAGGTCATCCGGGTCCGCCTCGACGGGACCACGGTCGCTGCGTTCATCATCGAGAAGCGCGGGCGGTCGTTCCTCGACGCCGCCGGGCAGTCCTGGGTGACCCTGTCCGGGCGTGGCCTGCTCGCGTGGCTCGACGACGCCGTCGTCTACCCGCAGATCGGGTTCTCGCCGTACTCCCCGGAGGAGCGGCCGTTCAACTTCGCCGGCATCGGCGGGCACTTCGAGGACCGCGTCACCTACACGACGCCGGAGAACCTGCCCTGGAACCGGGTCACCGACGGCCGCAAGGGCTCCCCGAAGGGCTGGCCCGACCGCACCGCCGACTGGATCTGGAAGACCGACCCCCGCGACCCCGTCGCCGGCGGCACCCGGAACTGGTTCAAGTCGACCCTCAACGTCGACGAGACCCGCAAGGTCCGCTTCCACGTCACCGCCGACAACTACTTCGAGCTCTACCTCGACGGCACCAAGATCCTGTCGTCGTCGGACATCTCCTCCGACGGCAACCTGTGGCGCAAGATGGCGACCCGCACCCTCACCGTCACCGCGGGCGCGCACAAGCTGGCAGCGAAGGCATGGAACGGCGGCAACGGGTCCTCGACGTCGCGGGCCGGGTTCATCATGTCCGCGACCAAGGTCAAGCCCAACGGGAAGCCCGGCGCAGTCCTGCGCCACACCGGTGCCGGCTCGTGGCAGGTCACCGACGACGAACCACGCTGGTACCCGTCGGAGATCATGGCGACCCTCATCGAGGAAGCGATCGCCCGAGACGTCCCGCGGCTGTCGAACTTCTCGATCGGATGGACCGACGACGAGGACTCCACCGGCCGCGACTGGGAGACCGCGCTGGCCGACTCGATCCGCTGCGGCACCCCCTACCTCGACGTCCTCAACTGGTGCGTCGACCACGGCGTCGACTGGTGGATGGACCCGGCGAGCAACGAGCTCCACGCCTACGAGACCCGCGGCACCGACCGCAGCAGCTCCGTCGTGCTGCGGGTGGCGAAGAACCTCGCCGAGTACGAGGTGCAGTCAGAAGCCACCGGCAAGACCGTCGCCCTGACGCGGTCCGCGGACGGCTGGACCCAGGCCACGAACACCGCCGGCGTCTCCGCGCGCGGGCGCCGCGAGACCTACCTCGAGTTCGGGAACACCCGGTCGGAGAACACCGCCAGCGCCGCGGCGTCGCGGATCCTGAAGCGGACCGCGAAGAACACCGTGACCGTGCAGCGGGTCTCCGCCGTCATCACCCCCGACGTGCGCCCGTTCCTCGACTTCAACAACGGCGACCGGGTCTCCGCGCTCGGCACCGACGGTGCCACGGCCAGCGCCCGCGTCCTGTCGATCACCCTGCTCGAGGACGACCAGGGCCGTTTGTCGTATGAGCCGGAGCTCGAGCTCCCTGCAGTCCTTGAGGAGCCCTCCTGATGGCCGACTCCGAGCTCGGCGAGCTGCGCCGCCCGCCCCGCGCGGTCGAGGACCGCCTGATGCGGATGGCGGGGTTCCGCCGCTCCGGTATGGCCGGCGGCACCTCCGACACCCCGTACCCGGTCGGGGGCAGCAGCGACGGGCTCACCGTCGACGACTCCGACGGCGGCTCCGAGGACTCTCTGGCCGCCGAGTGGTACTCCGAGCACTTCACCCTGACCGCCGCCTCGTCGTCGGCGGTCAGCCTCACCAACGTGCCGATCGACGCCTCCGAGGTCCTCGCCCTCAACGGTGTGCACCTGGTCCGCGGCGTCGACTACACGATCGTCGAGAACGTCGTCTACCTCGACACCGACCGCCCACCCACCCTCGGCATCGGCGACGACGCGTGGACGCTGTCCGCGGTCTACCCGTTCCTCGACGGCGCCGCCACCTGGACCGCACCGCCCGTGTCCGCGTGGGTGCTCAACGGTGACGCGTTCCTCGACGACGGCAACGTCTGGCTCACCGACAACGGCACCTCCCAGGCGGGGTCGGCGATCTGCCCGCTGCCGGTGCCCTCGACGTGGGAGTCGATCACGTTCGCCGCGACCATCGACCTGCCCACGATCTTCGCCGACGGATTCACCATCACCCTCCTCGACGACACCGTGTTCGCCACCAGCTACGTCGGCGACGGCGGAGACAGCCAGGGGCTCCTCACCGGCAGCGGCCCCCACAGCTTCTCGTCGTGGATGACGTACTCCGTCTACGTGTGGGCGCCTGATGCGCGGTTCGTCTGGGACGACGGGACGACGCAGTCCCACTACGACACCGGCATCACCCTCGACGCCGGTGTCCACGACTACCAGGTCATCTGGACGAGGACCGCGGCTAACGAGGCCGACGTCGAGGTCTACATCGACGGCGTGCTCGAGGACTCCACCACCGCAGTGTGGGTCCCCGAGACCATCCTGCTCGCGCTGACAGCCGGCACCGGCGCGGTCGGCAACGAGCACATCGTGCAGTCCACCGACATCGAGGTGACGTTGTCGTCGGCGCCGCTGCCGGCCTCTCCCGGCACCGACGCGCCGCCCAGCCCCGGAGGCGGCGGCTCAGACCCCGGCCCCACCGGCATGTCGCTCGTCCTCGACGAGCCGTTCACCGGGTCCCTGAACACCTCGATCTGGGATGTCGAGACCGGCACCTACGGCGCCCCCATGCGCGTGCAGTACTACCGGCCCGGCAACGTCGTCGTGTCCGCCGCGACCTCTGGCGGCTCGGGTGACTCGCTGAAGCTGGTCAGCAAGCGCGAGGTCTACGGCGGCCGCGAGTTCACCGCGGGGATGATCTCGACCCGCGACCTCGGCGTCTACTACCCCGTCTTCGGCCGCTACGAAGCGAAGATGAAGATCCCCCACGGGCAGGGGATCTGGCCCGCGTTCTGGCTGCGCCACCGCGACGGCTCCTCGACCTGCGAGGTCGACATCATGGAGTACTTCCACGCCGAGGAGCCCGGCAAGGCCCGGTTCACCCTGCACCGCAAGAACAACGCCGGCACCTACCAGTCCAACGTGGCCCGCCACTCGGAGTTCTTCGAAGCCCCCACCCTCACCCCCGGCTGGCACGTCTTCGCCGTCGACATGCTCCCCGAGGGCGACGACGTCAGGTTCATCGGCTACCTCGATGGCGTCGAGGTGTGGAACTACCTCGACACCCAGGCCGCCTACTGGTCCGGCACCCGCGGCACCGCCCACCCCTCCGGTGGCGGCGGGGAGAACATCTTCGACATCTGCCTGCAGGGCTCCCAGATCGGCGGGGACTGGGTCGGGCACCCCGACGACCCCGCTGGCTACTCCCGCGGCCTGGGCCGCTGCATCTCCGAGAGCAGCCCCGGCGTGTGCCGCACCAGCATCGGCGGCTACTCGATCTGGACCGACGCGAACCAGGGCGGCGCCCTGTTCCCGAACACGTTCGAGCTCGACTACGTCAAGGTGTGGAGCGCCCTGTGAAGCCTCGCATCCAGCAGCTGCACCGCTCAGGTGCCCTCGACGGCGAGGTCCCCGTCTGGGACGAGGACCTCGGCCACTGGGTGCCCGGCAACGCCGCCACCGAACGATGCCGCGCCACCCTCGTCGCCTCCGGCGGCGAGACCGACATCGAGCTCGGCGTCACCCCGATCACCACCAGCGAGCTCGTGTTCGTCAACGGCGCCCTCCTCACCTGGGGCGTCGACTACACGATCACCGGGTCCGTCATCACCCTCACCGACCCGCTCACCGGCTCGGACCGGGTTAGCGTCACCTACGGCACCGCCGGAGCGTGCGGCACCGCGTCGCTGGTCACGCCACCGTTCGACCCCACCACGATCACAGGCATGGTCCTCTGGCTCGCGGCCGACGACCTGAGCCTGACCGACGGCGACCCCATCGGCACCTGGGCCGACCAGTCCACCGCCGGCAACGACGCCACCCAGTCCTCCGGCATCGTCAGGCCGACCTTCAAGACCAACCAGGTCAACGGTCTCCCCGTCGCCCGCTTCGACGGCAACGACAAGCTCGACAGCGCCCTGTCGATGTCGTCGGCCGCGTGCACCATGCTCGCCGTCCTCAAGCCCACGGGCACCGGGTACCGCACCATCCTGGCCGCGAACCTCGCGGCCGGGCTGCAGTGGCGCATCGACGACACCACGAACTACCAGACCCTCAACAGCGAGTACACGACCGCCGTCGCGACCTCGACGAACGCGGTCACGTCGGCGTTCCACGTGATCGCGGCGACCTTCGACGACGGCACCTCGTATGCGTTCAAGTTCGACGGGTCCGCGTCCGGGTCCGGGTCGCACTCGGTGACCCTCACCGCTGGCCGAACCGCGGTCATCGGGTCCGCCCCGGGCACCTTCGGCGGGGAGTGGTTCACCGGCGACATCGCCGAGCTCCTCGTCTACGACTCGGTGCTGTCCTCCGGCGACCTGAACGACCTCACCAACTACCTGCAAGCCAAGTACGCCCTCTGACCGCTCCCGCCCAGCCACCAGGAGCCACCCCTTGAACGACTCGTCGACCATGCAGGCGTTGTTCCTCCTCGCCGGCGTCCTCGTCACCACCCTCGGCGGCATCGCCGTGGCAGTGATCTCCGCGCGCCAGAAGGCGACCGAGACGCTCATCGCCACGCTGCAGCAGGAGATCGAGCGCGGGCGGGAGGTCATCGCCGAGCACGGCGACCGGATCGAAGTGCTCGAGGTCCGCGACCGGCTCCTCACCGACTACGCCCTGATGCTGCGCCAGCACATCATCGACGGGTTCCCGCCCCCGCCCCCGCCGTGGCCGACCGGCCTCAACCCGTGACCGTGCGGCATGCCGTGGTGGAGGCGCCCCGTGCCCGAGGAACCGCAACCACCTGACCCACGCCCCGGCGACATCCCCTGCTCGTGCGGCTGGCCGATGCGCTGGTCACGCCGCGGCGGCGTGACGATCTGCCCCCGCTGCGACATCCCCGACCCAACCACTGCACCACCAGGCCCGCCGACCACCGGCAGGCCTTCCTGTTGAAGGGACCACGCCCATGCTCGACGCACTCCGCAACGCCTGGAACAGCCTGCCCCCGGCCATGCGCACCATCATCAACGTCGCCCTCGGCGCAGCGTTCACCGCACTCACTCAGTACGCCGTCACCCTCGCCGCGCCCGGCGACTTCGACCCGTCCACCGCGGTGAACGTGCTGTGGGTCGCCGTGTCCACCGCGGTCGTGCGCGCGCTCAACCCCCTCGACACCGGCACCCCGGCTTACGGCATCGGCGGCGGCGAGGCCGACAGTCCCACCCCACCGTCCGACGGTGACACCTCCGGCGAGGAGACCGTCCTCGACCCGGAGCAGACCCCGTGAGCACCGAGGCCGTGCTGCGGGCCACCGTCGTCGCTGAAGCCCGCTCCCACGTCGGTGACGCGCAGTACCGCGACTCCGCGGTCAAGCCTCACTGGCCGCCGGCGCAGTTCGACTGCTCCACGTTCGCGCACTGGTGCTGGTCGAAGGTCGGCGTCGACATCGACCAGGCCGACGCCGACGACACCTGGCCCCAGGCCCGGCCCAAGCGGTGGCGGAAGTACCCCGGCTACACGATGACCCAGCTCGCCGCGCTCAAGCGCGTCGACGCCGCGATCAAGTTCGCCGACATCGAACCGGGCGACCTCCTCTACTACTCCGGCGCGCTCGGAGGCGTCGGCGGCTCTGGCCACCACGTCACCATGTACATCGGCAACGGCCGGGTCGTGCACGCCGCCGGGACCGCCTACGGCGTGATCATCAGCCCCGTCGTCGGTCCCGGTCAGATCGGCCACGGCGGGAAGAAGCTCGTCGGTGTCGCCTCCCCGATCGTGCTGGCCCGACAGCTCGGACTCGTCACCACGGCACCCACCGGCGGCACGGGCACCAGCGTCGGCGCCAAGCCTGGCAAGCACAGCCGCAAGCCCACGAAGGGCCGCACCGTCCTCACCGCCGCCACCTACCAGCGCCGCGCACCACGCGAGGACGCCCCACCGGTCCGGACCCGCCCGAAGGGATGGCGGTTCCGCTACGTCCGCGTCGTGAAGAAGAACGGGCGCACCTGGCTCGTCACCCGCTTCGGCTCGTACTACAAGGCCGCCAACACCGAGCGAGGTGCCTGATGACCTACGAGACCCAGGCGGCCGCGCTCGGCCGCACCGCCGACGAGCAGATCGCCAGCCTCACCGGCTCCCTCGCGCAGGAGACCACGCGCTCCGCCGACCTCGCCTCGGCGCTCGCGACGTCCCAGTCGGCGAGGCTCACCGCCGAAGCCCGCGTCCGCGAGCTCGAGCAGCTGCTCGCCGCCGCGCAGCCCCCAGCCCCCGTCGGCCCCGCCGTCCCGGCCGGGTGGCGCACCGCGTTCCTCGACGAGTTCAAGGCCCCGACCCTGGACACGAAGGCGTGGACCGCGAACACCGGCACCCTCGGCGCGCCACGGGAGGAGTACAACCGCCCCGAGAACGTCACCACCGGCAAGGGGCTCGTCATCACCGCCAAGCGGGAGCCCTTCGGCGGCCGCGCCGTCACCTCCGGCTACATAACCTCCGCGGGCAAGGTCGAGTTCGGCATCGGGTCGCTGTTCGAGGCCGAGATCACCATGCCGAAGATGTCCGCCAACGCGGCCGGCCTCTGGCCCGCATTCTGGCTGCGGTTCGCCAACGTCGCCGGCGAGCTCGACATCCTCGAGGCCTACGGTGCCCCCTTCAAGACCGCCGCATCCGCCGCCGCCCAGGCGCTCATGCGCGGCGGGTACGAGGCCACCACCCACAACACCACCCAGGGCAGCCCAGCCAAGACGGTCCTCGCCTCCGGCGGTGGCGTCATCGCCGACGGCTCCACCCACCGCTACGGCCTCGCCTTCGAGGAGACCGGGCTGACGTACCTGTTCGACGGGAAGCCCCTCGCCGACACCTACGGCCGCCCCAACCCGATCACGTGGGAGCAGCTCGCGGCCAAGGGCGTCCTCAAGTCGTCGTTCGCCGGCAAGGCCCACATGCGCCTGCAGCTGCAGGTCGGCTCGCCGTACTGGGGCCCTTCGACCCCGGACACCGCCCTCCCTGCGGCGATGCGCGTGAACTGGGTCCGGGTCCTGACCAAGGCCTGACCCCACCAACCCCCGGTCGGCCCCGTCTGCAGCGGGTCCACAAACACCCGACCGGGTTTACTCCACGGGCTCCCCTGGGACTCCCGTGGCTTTGCTCCCGAATGCCGTAGCCGGCTACGGAGAGCGGTCGGTCGTCAGCTGGCGACGCGGGCCGCACAGACTCCCGGTGTCGTGGTCACCGGGTGGCCCGCAGCCCCCGTCATCCGTGGCGGGGGCTGCGGTGCATCGACCACACCCCGACCGACCACGAAGGGGCACCATGAAGTTTGAGCGGCTACCGATTCGAGATCGCATCCTTCGTGCAGTCGACGCAACGACGGAGTGTTGGACCTGGCGACTCCACTGCGACCGGGATGGCTACGGCCGCGTCATGATCGACGCGAAGCCGCGAGCGGCGCACCGTGTCGCCTACGAGGTGTTTGTTGGCCCCATCCCCACGGGCCACGAGCTCGACCACCTCTGCCGCAACCGGGCGTGCGTCAACCCCGACCACCTCGAGGTGGTCTCGCATGCTGAGAACATGCAGCGCTCATGGGACGCGCGAAAGGCGTCATCAGCATGAGCCTCCGCGCTGCGCTCGACGCCGAGAAGGCCGCCGCCCGCAAGGGCCCACCCTGCAGCTTCGAGGCCATCTTCGCCCGCCTCGACAAGGCTGACGCCGACGCACTGACTGCGTACCTCGCCGACCGGGAGAACATCACCACCACCGTCATCCTGCGCGCGCTCCAGGCCGAGGGCTTCTCCATCGGCCAGAACACCGTGCAGCGCCACCGCAAGGGCATCTGCACCTGCGGGCGCACGTGAGCCTGTCCGA